AGAGATTGCATTAGAACTTGCTTCTGGTGGACAACTTGTAAGGATGTTACAAGACACTTATTATGATTTGTTTACCACGGATGTTCCTATGTATTTTGAAGTTCCTATGATTACAGTTCAAGCAAAAAAATCAAAAAGTAATACTGTTATTTTAAAAAATGGTAGAAATAATAGTAAAACAAAAATTGAGTATGCTGACTATTATGTTGTTTGTAACTACGACACTAGACAACTATTTGAAATAATAGGGGAAGAAGTAAAACGAGTTGTAACAGAAACAAAAAAAGATGATGATAAAGACATTTCTTTTTCATTGGATAACTGTAAAAAGAAAGTTATCTGGTCTGGTCATGTTTGGAAAACTTTAACTGAGGATTCTCCTAGTTGGTTTAAAACAAAGCAGGACGCTTTCTACGATTTGTGGTATACTTGTAAGAACAACGTCAAACAGCAATCCCCTCTAGGAGCTTTTATACAATGAAATCATTAAAGACCCCTCTTCGTTATCCTGGCGGCAAATCTCGTGCCACCAAGTATCTCATTCCCAGAATGCCGAAAGACATTACAGAATACCGTGAACCTTTCATTGGTGGTGGTAGTGTTGCTATCGCATTCACCAAAGAGAATCCAGACATCCCTGTGTGGGTGAATGACCTGTATGAACCGCTGGTAAACTTCTGGCAACAACTTCAATCAAATGGAGATGACCTACAGCAACTTTTGTTTGGATATAAAGAAGAAGCAGACACTCCTCATATGGCAAGACAACTATTCCATATGGCAAAAGAAAAATTGAATGACACAGAAAGTTCTCCTATTATGAGAGCTGCTGCTTTCTACATTCTCAACAAGTGTTCCTTCTCTGGTCTGACTGAAAGTTCTTCTTTCTCTCCACAGGCAAGTGTTTCTAACTTCTCCATGAATGGTATTCTGAAACTCTCTGCTTATGGAAAACTGATTAAAAACTGGAAGATCACCTGTGGTGCTTATTGGGATATGATGATGACATCTGCTCCTGTTGGAACGTTCTGGTTCCTTGACCCTCCCTACGATATCAAAGATAATCTGTATGGAAAGAAAGGTGACCTTCATAAAGGATTCAATCACGAAGAGTTTCATGGTTGGATGACTCAGGGTAACGTGAAAGATCGTTGGATGATTACTTACAATACCAACCCAACTCTTGTTGATTGGTATAAAGATTACAACCAAACCAAATGGGATTTGACCTATACTATGCGTTCAGTAGGTGACTACATGAATGAGCAAAAAGATCGTGCTGAACTTTTGATTACTAACTATGACGAAACCAACTCTGAACGACTACCTGACTTCAATAAACCAAAGCAAGAAGTCCATAGTTATTGACAATGAATCAGAGAAAGCATACCCACCTTTTATTGTCAACAAGTGTCTTGCTGCTTTCCATGATACTATTTTATTTTCAAACGAAATGAATATGTATCCTCATCTAGACAAGAAGATGCAATATGACTTTTTTATAAATAGTATCAATCCGCGCAAGCGGTTTTCGCCTTGGGCGAAAAAGAATCAAGTAGAATACCTTGATGCGATTAAAGAGTATTATGGTTATAGTAATCCTAAGGCTCTACAGGCATTGAGAATTTTATCCAAAGATCAACTTGAACACATTAAACAACTTGTAGACAAAGGTGGAAAACGATGACTCCTGACATTGAAGTACAATGGAAGCAAGCTGATATGGTTGAGGTGACTCTCAATGAACCTGATGATTTTCTTAAGGTTCGTGAAACTCTCACTCGCATCGGTGTTGCTTCTAGAAAAGAAAAGAAGATTTACCAGTCTTGCCATATTTTGCATAAGCAAGGCAAGTATTACATCGTTCACTTTAAGGAGCTGTTTGCCCTTGACGGAAAGAATACTAATCTTTCAGTGAATGACCTTCAACGTAGAAATAGAATCATTCAACTACTGTCGGATTGGGGATTGATTGCTGTGGTTAAAGCAGAATCTATTGCTGACGTAGCGCCGTTGAATCAGATTAAAGTTCTTGCTTTCAAAGAGAAAGACGAATGGACGCTGGAAAGTAAGTATAACATTGGTCGTAAAAAGACCGAAGTAACCGAATAACTTTGTAGGGAGTTCAACACTCCCTTTTTTAATGCTATCAGATATATAATAGTGAGAGATGCCTTCGGGGTCTCAAACATAAACTCGCTTTTAAAGGAGAATAACAATGAATACAACTACCTGGCAAGTATACGCCCCGTTCGGTGTAGGTTTAGATAGTGTTTTTAATCGACTAGATGCTATGTCTGGACACAACACAAACTACCCACCCTACAATATCATCAAAAACGATGCCGCTAATTACGAAATTGAAATCGCTCTGGCTGGATTTAAAGCAGAGGAGATTGAAATCTCTACAGAACAGAACATTCTCAGAGTTGCCTCAAAGGTTGCGAAACGAGATACTGAAAGAACCTATCTCCACAAAGGTCTTTCTAAACGATCATTCTCAAATACCTGGCAACTTGGTGATGATGTCAGAGTATCATCTGTAGATTTTGCTGATGGGTTATTGTCAATTTCACTGGAAAAAATTATTCCAGAGCATCAGAAAAAAATAACTTATAATATTGGTAGACACTTAGACCCTCAGTTTTTAACCGAATAAATAAATTGTATTGTTGCCGCTGGAGCCGCCCTGGCAAATATCAGGGTTGGCTCCCATTTTTTTGCTTGACAAAAAATAAAAAACTGCTATAATAAAATCATTGACTATACGAAAACTATGCTAGTAAAAATTTTAAAATTGCAAGGAGGAGAACAACTCATCTCTGGAATTGCTGAAATTTCTAATGATGCTGGAGAAGGTATTGGATTTCAAGTTACCCATCCATATATTTTAAATCTTGTTCCTTGTGGCGAGGTTGGTCCAGATGGACAACCAACTTCCTTTAATGTAAATTATACTCGTTGGGTTTCTTGCTCTGCAGATAATTCTTTTAGAGTTCCTTACGCAGCAATTGTTGCTATTGGTGAACCAGATGCACAAGTACTAGAAACTTATAAATCAAAATTTGGAGATTTGATAAATGACACAGACGCCCTACCAGCAAGTGATTCAAGTGATACTATTGAAGAATCAGGAGTATCTGATAGCGGAGATTGAAGAAAGGGATGAAAGCCCTGAGTGCCTTCTAACCAATCCCTATAAGATTGAGAACATTTCTTATTTTAACTACTCGAATACCGATTACAAAAACATTCCTAATCCAAATGCTTTGTTTATGGGTGAGCAAGTAGAAACAGAAAAGGATAGGGGTGGTGAAGAAATAATCACAACTCAATCTGATTATATTCTTCTTGAGAAGTTTCCTAAGTATACCAATCAAACTCAGGTCTACCTCAGAGCAGACGACATTCTGACCCTTGCCGATCCGACCCATCTTGTGCTAGAATACTACAAGAAGACTGTGGGTTAAGGAATGAGGTTTTATACGAACATCGAACAAGCGGGGAATCGCATCCTCGTTCGCGGTTATGAAAATGGTGATAGGGTTCAGTATCGTGTAAACTACAATCCAAGTCTGTTTGTTATTGCTAACAAGCAAACAGACCATAAGAGCCTGGATGGTCGTTTCCTTAAGGAAGTCCGTCCAGGCTCTATTAATGATTGTCGTCAGTTTATCAATCAGTATGAGGGTGTAGAAGGATTTGAGATTCACGGAAACACTAGATACTTATATCAGTATATCAACGAATCATATTCCGAAGATGAAATCAGATTCGACTCTTCTCTCATTCGCACCTTCACACTTGATATTGAGACAGGTGCTGAGAATGGATTCCCAAATATTGAAACAGCAGACCAAGAGATTCTGCTTATTTCTTTGCGCGATTCTTTTACAAATCGCATCACTGTCTGGGGATCAAAAAGTTTCAAGAATGAAGACCGCCAAGTTGATTACATCCATTGTGACAATGAGACGAAACTCCTTTCGTGCTTCCTCAAATGGTGGCAGGAAAATACCCCAGATGTCGTAACTGGATGGAATGTTCAGCTGTTCGATATTCCATACATCTGTAATCG